CGGTCATCCAACAAGGACCACTTTCGGGAATACGCTAAGAGTATCACTTTACTATCAATATTTATTCCACAAGAAAGGAATCTCACCAAACAGGTATAGTATGTTTGTGGGAGGAGACGACTTCTTTGCCATAGTATGTAAAGAAGATCTAGCAAAAATTGACGAAGGAGTTGCTGAACTGTTTAGTGCTAAGAAATACGGATTGCACGGTTTAGGATAATCAACTCGAAAAGTAAATAGATTGGGAGTAAACGTGGACTTCCTTTCCAAAGTAGGTAACATTTCTGCATCATACGCATACCTACATAGATAAGCACCAAGAATCGGGGTTCAATAGATGTACTCAGACACCGATAACACTTCTTGGGATAGCTTATAACTCGCACTGAGCTGTTCACTATATTGCTCAGGGGCTAACTTGGATTATGTTGACCATTTATTAGATAAGTTGGGGAATCAACACAAAAACATGGACCTCTACAAATTAAATACTTTCATGGACAAAATTAGAGAGGTGGATACCAAGAAAGCAATGGCCATAGAAAATACCATTAGACAAAAATTTGCTTTACCAATAGCAGGTCATGAAGCAAAAGAAATGGAACACTTACGAAATACTGTGGCATTCGGAGACTTAGGTGGCTTCGATGTACATCAAATTTCTATGTTCTTATAGGGGTATAAGGACTAGACGTATGAATAGACCATACTTTAGGTGACAAGAAATCAAGTTACTGATAGACAATTCATACAAAAAGAAACCGATATGTGGGCTACATCTTTGACTATCGGTGGAGAAATAGTAGGAAATATTTCTAGAGTTGTGGAATCTCGTTAAACTACCTCCTGTTATGATTCAGTAAAATCAGAAGTCCCAGAATCTGAGGCTTCAACTCATAGTGCTGTAGCTTATCATTATGAGTAATCATTTAGCTCCTAACAACAATAACACTTCACGAACTACCCTTGCAGTCAAACAAAGGGCGTCCTCCTAACGAAAGAAGGGGTAAAGCTCTAAATAGAGCAAACTTTAGTTAAGAAGAGTCAGAATTAACAGTAGAAAGAATTCAATTATCTCTGGAGAATACAATGGCCAGGGATTTCAACTTTAATAAGCGCGAAAAAGATATAGAGGAATATCCGGCGGGACAATACACGATTAAGCTTACATAAAATCGGTGCTTTAACCATTCAAACAAACCGCCG